GCATTGGGGATTGATTGAAATTCCTAATCTGAAAATTGATGGCGTGAATGTGGTATTCAATGTGACATCGCCTTTGGCACAGCAACAGAACATTGAAGAAGTTCAAACGATTGTGCAGGCCATTGAGATGTCGAATGCGTTGTTTGGTCCAAAGATCACAGCGATGGCATTTGAGATGGAGAAAATACCAACATATATTGCCAATAAATTGGGTGTTCCACATGAATTGATCCGTGATAAACCAGATCAAGAACAGTTACAGGCGACATTGCTTGAATATGCAAGCCAGCTTGAAGGCCAATCACCAGGCGCAGGCGGTCAGGTGATCGGTGAAGTAATCAACCCACAAGCCTAATGGAGAGAAAAAACATGAGTGAACAACCAACAGGAATGCCGATATTGCCAAGAGAGGGCAAATGGAATTGGTTCGATGAAGCAGAAGAACAAGTTGCCCAATCGAACCAAGCCAACGGCGAATTGAACCAACAAGAATTGCAATTGATCTTTGCAAAGACATTCAACACAGATGATGGCCAGATTGTATTGCGCAACCTTATGAAGTTCTTGACCGAGGTAAAAGGCTTTGACCCTGCTTTGGGCTTCCATGATGGTGCGGCGCAGGGGTTTTATATGGAGGGCATGCGTGATATGGTTGCATATGTCAATCGAATGGTTGAAAGAGGAAACAACCCAAAGGGAGAAAATGAATGACCGAAACACAATCTTTATCAGCTTTGAATAATGAAGCAACAGAAGAAGAAGACAACACACCAGAATTTGAAACACCAACACAAGATCAGGGTGAAGATCAGCCACCAGAACCAACAAGCGCACCTGAAACAGCTTCAACACGTCCTGATGGCCTTGAAGATAAGTTTTGGGATGAAGAAAAGGGCGAAGTGAAGTTTGATTTGCTTCATAAGAATTATCGTGAGTTGAGCAAGAAGTTTTCACAAGGTGATCACAAAGCACCTGAAACATTGGAAGGCTATGTCACAGATTTGCCAAAAGAAGTGAGTGATGCAATATTTGCCGCATCTGATGGCGATGCATCAGCCGATCCATTGATGCGAACAGCCCAGGAGACAGCCAAAGAATTGGGAATGTCATCTGATATGTTCAACAAATTCATGACACCTATTCTGGCCAAGATTGGTGAGATCGATGCAGAATATTCCGTTGATGCCCAAGCAGAGATCGCAAAGCTTGGTCCTAATGGTAAAGAGGTTCTATCCCACATGATCCATCAAGGTGAACAGCTTCTTGCCCAGGGTATTTTCAGCGATGAAGAACACCAGGCATATGACATGATCGCAGGATCAGCCGCAGGGATGCGCATGTTGCAGAAGGTTGCACAGCATCTTGATAAAGGTGAAGTCCGCATTCCAACCAATCCGAAGATCGATAGCGGATTGCCATCACGTGAAGAATTGTCCGAGATGTTGAACAGCGAGAAATACACAAAAGATGCAGATTTCCGCAAAAAGGTTGACGACATGTACGAAAGAATGTCAAAGTAATGTCTTACTTCCTAAAGTATGCTTGCTGAGTTAAAGCCCTTGTTTTTGACAGGGGCTTTTTTTTGTGTATATAATAGACGCATCGGACACCCATATTCATGGCCCGATATAAAAACCGCCGCAAGGCAAGTAAGACGACCCATATATTTTTGGACACTCGACTGAAAAACGTTTTAACAGACATTTTTACAGGAGAAACGGAATGTCAAAATTTCTAACAGATGGGCAAATCCAACAATTCGATGACATGGTGAAGCACGCATACCAAACAAATGGTTCTGGCTTGCGCAACGCCGTTCGTGTCAAAACTGGTGTAGTAGGTAATCAACATAAGTTCCCGACAATGGGTAAGGGTATTGCGACAGCACGTGTGCCACAAACTGATGTTGTGCCTATGAACATTTCGCATGCACGCAAAACAGCCACATTGACTGATTGGAATGCGCCTGAATACACAGACATTTTTGATCAACAAAAGAACAACGTAGACGAGCGCAAAGAATTGGCCGCTGTGATCGCTGGTGCTATTGGCCGCCGTGAAGATCAGTTAATTCTTGATGCATTGGATGCGGCAAGTACAACATTGACAGTTTCGGATGATGAAGGTGGTACAGGTACAAACTTGAACACAGCCAAATTCCGCAAAACAAAACAGCTATTGGATGCCAACGGTGTTCCAAAGGCAGACCGTCACATGGTTGTGCATGCAAACAACATCTATGGCTTGCTAGGTGATGCAGACGCATCAACATTCGACAAGAACGCAATCAAAGCCCTTGTTGATGGTGAGATCACAAAATGGTTGGGCTTCAATATCATCACAGTTGAAGATCGTGATGAAGGCGGCTTGCCAATCGCATCAAACCACCGCACAGGCTATGCCTTCCATGGTGGCATGATGGGTTCAGTTGGCTTGGCAGTCGGTATTGAATTCCGTACAGAGGTAAACTATATAGCCGAGAAAACATCTTGGTTGTCAAACGGCCTGTTCAGCGCAGGTGCGGTTGCAATCGATGCAGGCGGTATCGTTGAAATCACAATGGATGAAAGCTAAGAAAGGGATTAAATCATGGCTTTAGATACAGCAAACTTTGCCCCAGGTGGCAATCAATCAAAACCATTGTCAGGTGCAGGCACAGCCACATTGAAGGGTGCGCCATCTATCTGGACATATGCGACAAATGACACGGTAGCGACTGTGAATACAGAAGGTTACTTCAATGATCTAACATCCACATTGAATGTTGGTGATTTCATTTTCGCTTCATGTGATCTTGATGGAACACCAGCACCAGCCATCTTGTATGTTACAAGCAACACAGGTGGTGTGGTTGACGTTGCAGATGGCACAACCATCACAACGACTGACACAGACTAAAACTAGCCCAACGGCTAAAATTGAGAGGGCCAGGGGCATTCAACCCTTGGCCCTTTTATTTAGGAGAAATTGAAAATGGCAACAATTACAAAATTTGGAACAACCGATATTGAAGTGTGTTCACGATCATTAGTTCTTCTTGGTGAAAGTTCTATTGATAGCCTTGATGGGGATGATGACATCACAACAATTTGCAACCAGGTTTATCCGTTGGTCCGTGCAGAGGTGATGACGATCCATAAATGGCGTTTCACAATTGAAAAACACCAGCTTGCACGCAAGACAGCAACACCAACAAATCAATATCAATATGCATTCGCACAGCCTTCAAACCGCCTGGATGATCCATTTGCGATTTATTCTGATGGTTCGGTGGGTGCGCATCCAATGCTTGGTGGATGGGATATTTTTGGCGGTGATGTTTATTCAGACCAACCAGATTTATATGGTGATTATCAAGTGGACGTTCCTGAAAAACTATGGCCACCATATATGCAGGTTCTTATGTCTTTGGTGCTTGCAGGACGCTTGGCCGAGCCAGTAACAGATGACACCAGCAAGAAGCGTGAATATTTGGTTGATGCGTATGGCACACCAGGCACAGGCGATGAAGGCGGATATTTGGCCAAGGCACGCATTCTTGATAGTCAGTCCAGACCGTCCGATGGCTTTAAAGATTTTTCATTGTTAGATGCGAGGTTCTCATAAGATGGGTAGATTGATCAGAGCATTAAAATCAGAATTCACAAGTGGAGAACTTGATCCGCTTTTGGATGTTCGCACGCAGATTACACACTATGCAACAGGTGCTTCCGTATTGAAAAACGTGTTCCCTTTGCCACAAGGTGGATTGAAGCGTAGACCTGGCCTTGAAATGATCAAGGACGTAACAACAACCAATTCAGGAAACAGCGCATCTGATGGCGTTGCTTTCATTGATTTTGAGTTCTCAACAGACACAACATATGGCCTTTTATTCTTGGATCAGGAATTTCATGTTCTGAAAGATGGCGAAGTTGTTCACACCCAAACATCAGGCGTGCCGTGGACAGGGGCGCAATTGGCCAAGATTTCATGGACGCAATCAGCAGATACATTGATCATTTTTCATGAAGATGTTCAGCCATACAAAATCTTGCGTGTGTCTGATACGTCCTGGACCATTTCAGCTATCACATTTGATTACATTCCTAAATATGATTATTCGCCATCAACAACCAACCCAGCGGCGGACATTACACCAGAAGATACACAAGGCCAGATCAAGATCACGGCGAGCGCATCTATCTTTTCCGCATCAGATGTGGATCAGAAGATTGCAGGAAATGGCGGTCAGGCACGCATCGTGCAATTCAATTCAGCCACAGAGGTGATCGCATCGGTTGAAATTAATTTCTTCAACAATGATTTGATTGCGAATGGTGATTGGGAATTATTGTCAGGCTTTGAAGATGCATGGAGTAATTCACGTGGGTGGCCAGCAACAGGCACATTCCATGAAGGCCGTTTGTTCGTTGGTGGTGGTCCACGTCCTTCAACCGTTTGGGGATCACGTGTGGCACAGTTCTTTGACTTTAAGCCAGGCACAGGCTTGGACAATGAGCCAGTTGAAGTGACAATGGACACAGACAAGCTGAATACAATTTTCAACATGAAATCCAATCGTGATTTGCAAATCTTCACAAATGGCGGTGAGTTTTATGAACCTGGCAACCCGATCACACCAAACA